GCTGCCCGTCGCCTGACCCGTCGCGGTGCCTGTGCCGGTGAAAATTTCAAGTCCAGATGCGCTTGAGGTTCCTTTGATCGCAGTATCGGCAGCGGTTCCGGTGAATACCAACAGCCCGCTGGCGCTGGAAGTCACCGCTCTTCCGGTGACCGCGCTCGTCCCTGAAAAGGCGAGTGTGGCGGATGCTGCGGAGGTAGCGCGCGCGGCGGTGTCGATGGCTGTTCCCGAGAAGACAAGTTTCCCTACAGATGCGCTTGCGGCTGCTTTCGCGGTGGCCGACTCACTGCCGGAGAAAACAAGAAGGACGCTGGCTGACGATGTCGCGCGAGCCGCACTCGCCGCGCCGGTGCCGGCGAAGATAAGTTTTCCACTCGCGCTCGATGCGGCTTTGGCTGCCGTCCCAGCGCCTGTGCCGGAGAATACAAGAAGACAGGAAGCCGAAGATGTGGCCACGGTCCCGGTGCCCGCGCCTGAGCCGCTGAAAACGAGGTTTGCAGCGCCGGCACCGGTAGCGCTCGCAGCCGTGGCGGCCCCAGTCCCGGAGTAACCCTGGAAAAATAGTAGGGTCAGCATAAGCTAACCCCGTCTTAGATCGGAACTTCCTCCCAGTGGAAACAGAACATCAGCGCGGTCGTTGTCACGCGCGAGGTGTAGCTTGCGAAAGCGTAACCGGGCGGAATGATGAGGCTGCCTTCAAAATCCAATCCTACGATTGGCATCAGGCCCGGCACCGTGATGGCGCCCGAACCGGAACCGGCAAACACGATGAAGGATGTCATCGCGGTGATGGTCTGGCCGGCGTTGGCAACGGCGATGGAGGCGCGTCCGCCAGCAATGCGGTTAAAAATTGTCGCCAAGCTCACGGTGGTTGTGTTGATCCCGTACATGATGCCGATGTCCGTTTCAGCCGTGAGCGCCGCTCCTTGCAACACGCTGACCTTGCCGACTGCCAGGTTGTAGCCGGAGCCAGCGGGATTGCCGACAATCAGGCCCGTGAACGTGGCCGCGCCAGCCGCCGTCGTGGTCGTGAGCGCGCCCGTGATGCCGAACATGTTTCCGCGGTAGGTCGTCTCGTAGTAACGCGCGTGAAGCTCGGAAACGAGCATGTCGCCTTGCTTGCCTCCGCGCGCCTGGATGATTTGACCGTCGCCGTTGCTTTGGATGCCTGTCTGAATTTGAGTGATCATATTATTTTATTCGACCAGATTTGCCGTGATGGTTAGGTCCTGGGAAAGCACTTCGCTGCCATCGCGCAGGATCGTTGGGTTGAGTTCGCGAAAGTAAAAATTGTTGATTCTCAGTTCGATGAGAATTTCCGTGAGGAGTTTGTCTACCGTGCGGCTCTGAACAATGTCCGGCGCGCCGTCCACGCCTCTCGGAGTGCCATACTTGTCCACGCTGGTAACCGCCTGCGCCTCGACCGTATTGGCCCCGAGAATGTTCTCGAAGGCTTGGATTTTTTTCCCGGAGCTGTCCGGCACGATCTGGACGTAGGCATCGCTCATAGACGGTGGGCGAAATGGTTATTCGGAATTGTGGCAGCGGGAATGACCGCCGGCGGCGCAAACTCTTTGATGGCGTCCCGCGCGGATTCAAGGAGTCCATAGCAGAGAATCTTGTCTTGCAGCGGGCCTGTGACCTGAAGGGGTTTGCCTTGCGAGAATGTGATCGTGAGAGTGACTTCGTTCATTGCGGGAGGGTATAGGTGAAGCTCGTCACGGAGACCTTCGCGTGAATCTGGATCGCTACTGAGTTCATCACCAGGTCCGCGCTGGCCGTGCCAACGCTGCCGTCCCAGAGAACCGTTGTGCCGTCGGATTCAAGCAGGCGATACCAGGCCGCTGTGCCGGTGGCGTTAGCGTCTGTGTCATCGGTTATAGCGTTGGCCGTAATGACGCCGCCAGACGACGCTGGGAACGCAGTCGCGTTCATGGTGAGTTCGGCGAGTAGCGTCTGCGTCGTGATCGCCGTCTCCGGCGTGGCCGGTTGCGTTCCGTCGTAAATTCGCAGCGGACCGGAGTTAGCGAGCGCGCGCAGCGCGTCGAGTTCGGCATTGCGCGATACGATTGAGGTTTTGAGGTTATTGGCCATAAATTTTCTAATCCGTCTGATTTTCCACTTCCGCGCCCGTGAGGGAGCCATCGCTGGCGCGGATGAATTTCACGCGGCGGTTTTTCTGTTCTTCGGGCAAAGAGACGTTGAAGGTTGCTGCGGCTCCTTTGCTCTTGGGCGCGCTCGCTGTCTCCGTGATCTTGGTCGAAATCGGATTCGGGCTGCGCTGTTCGAGCAGTTCCAATGCGCGCTCGAACGGGACCTGCGGGAAATCCTTGTTGATTCGCACTGCCCGACCGACGGTCTCGCGCAGTTCCTTGTCCCGCTGGTCGTCCAGGCCGCGGTAGTGCATGCCGTGCCATTTCTGGGCCAAAATCATTTTGTTCGTTGTGCCCAGCTTCAGGGACTCGCGGTCCGCCTGCGCGTCGTTGCCCGCGTCCACGCTCAAGGGCTTGGGCAGGCCTGGCTCCCACGAGAGCGCGTCCACGGTGTCGTCGTTGCGCGGCAGGCCGCCGCGTTTCATCTGCTTCATCACCGCGTAGGAAATCGCCCGCTTCCAGCGGCGGTATCCAGTCCCTTGGCGGGACCATATTGATTGGTTGGCCAGCTCGCATAGAACGCGAGTCGGGGCGCGCCCGGTGGAAGTCAGGTCGAGCAGCTCTATGAACCAGCCCACGCTAGACAGACATCCCCGCGTGATACGCTCGACGAACTTTTCGGTGTTCGGATGCGGGTTTTTGTAGGTCAGAGCTTCGATGGATTCGTTGCCGGCCGATGAGAGGTAATACATTTCGCCGCCTTCAATCTCCTCATAGGCCACTTGCGCGCCGCTTCCGGTGGGCGCCTGTGTATCCGTCTCCTCGGTGATTACTTCGTTGCCGAGCGCGGCTTCGCCTTCCTCGTTTTTCTGGATGAGGCCGATGGACGCGGCGCGCTTGACGCCCCGCTGCATGAATTCGTCGATGTCCTGAAGCGACATCCATCTGAGTAACGAAGTCGCTATTTTCGGGATGCCCCTGACTTGGTCGGCCCAGGTCGGCTCGTAGGCTAGATCCGCATTGTAAGCCGATATGTCCTGATAATCGCCGTCCTCCCCGATGATACGCAGGCCGATGGCTCGCGAGTTGCGGTCGAGAATGATGCCGTCGAAAATCTTGGCGCCGTCGAACGGCCCGCCCTGGACGATGCCGCCCGGCGCTTGCCCCTGCGGACTCATCCGTCCGGCGCCGTATGTAGCGATTTTGGTCGAGGGATAGAAAGCGAGTTGGGGGAAACCGTTTGCACTCTCAGTGAGCACCATCGCGTCGTCGCCGTCAACGTCCCAGGCCATCCCGGAGAGAAGCATCGAGCGTTTGAACGAATACTGCGGGCCGCGCACGTTCGCGTTGGGCATCCAGACGTTGTTAATCCAGTCCTCGACCACTGCGCCCCAGGCCGGATTGTTGCCGGCGTAGTGAGCGTCCCAGGCGTCGCCGAAAGCCCAGTTGTTTTTCGTGACGACCGCCGAGTTGAGAACGTCGATTTGCGCGAACAGTTGGCGCGCGTAGTTGACCATCTCCCAGCGGTCGTATTCGCTGACGTTGGATTTGGTGTCTGGGCTGAGCCAGTAGCGCGGACGGTTCTGGCGCAGGTTGTGGCGCGGTGACGGGTAAAGGAAATAGGAGACCGGCTGTCCGGTCGGGCCGAACAGTTTGGATTGCCGGCGAGAGGCTGGCATCCGGCGCGGGAGGTCGATTGAGACGCTCACGAGAAGGTGAATCGGGCCCGCGTGCGCCGAATCCGCGAGGTGTAGGGGTTGGCGTAGATGCCCGGCAGCAGAACGAACAGCGAGTAAAGGACCCGCTTGATCTCCACCTCGACGCGGCTGCCGCCCTGGAAGGAGCGGATTTGTTGGAGGCCAGCGGCTGAAGTCTGCGAGACAAAGCCCGTGGTCGTGCGCTTTTGCAGCGCATCGAGCATGACCTTCAGCTCATCTTCAGTCTTGGTGACGTAGTAGTTGACCGGCATTCTGGGAATGCCGAGGGGTCAACGGTTTGGGGATGCCGGTCTCTCCCGGCTGTCACCGCTTTTTTGACGTTGCGCGGTTCAAGTCCCGAATCTTGTCGGGTCGAAAGGGTCAGGCGACCCGCTTCCAGAATTCGCGCTCGATCCTGACGGAGATGTTGTAACAGAACTTCACGCGCTCGAATTCGAAACGGGTGGCCGCTTGCGCGGCGAAAGTTTCATCTCCCTCTATGTAAGTCACCGGACCGATTGGAACAGCCACCGAGGCCCAGCGTTCGCGGGGGTCGCGGTCAATCGTTTCGAGTCGCACGACCTGACCGATCCGGCAATCCTCTGGCCTATGGCACAGCATGCCGCATTGAACCAAATGGCGTTCTAAGTCATCCGTCGGCCCTGACTCGAGCGTATCGTATCTGCGTATCAGTTCGGCGGCCATGAGTGTGAACAGTCTTTCGTCCGCCAGATTGATTCGCGCGCCAGCGTCGTGCGTCGTGTCTATCAGATTGGAATTGTGCCGCCCGGTGCCTTCCTCGAATTGGCGGATGAGGTCTTGCGCTTTGCGGACCTGGTTCTTGAGGGCTTGCTCGCGGGTGTTCATTCGGTGAGCGTGAATTCCTGTTCGCGTGACAGCTCGCACTCGTAAGCCCATCCTTCGCTGTTCATCCCGAATGCGACGGCATAGAGCGTGCCGTGGGGGCGGAAAAGAATTCCGGTAACGATCCCGCGCTTGCCGTCTGCGCGATGATACACCGTGCTGCCGATTTCAAATTTCACCGCATCAGGTCGGTTCATTTTCGCTGGTCAGTTCTGCTGGCCCCACGATACCGACAATGGCCATGAACGCCATCAGCATACCGCACTTGTCCCACTCGTGGTTTGGCCGGCTCTCCTTCACAAGCAACCACCGCGCCGACTTTTTCCCGTTAGCGAACTTTTCCTCGCGCCGTTCGGATCGCATCTGGGCGAAGTGCGAATAAGGGTCGGAGTTTGGCAGCGTGTCGGGGAGAAACCGGAGCTTGGGCACGGTCGGCTCGCCATCGCGACGGGGACGCAAGAGGTCTTTCGCGTGCAGGTTGCTCCACTCATACCAAGGAGCGCGCGGTCCCTTGCCATCCTTGCCCAGATTCACGTTGTAGAATTTGCGCTCGCTGTAGATGCGCCACTCCTTCACCTTGGTTCGCGGATGAACGTGAACGAACATTTCCTGGCCACTCCCCTTCAGGCCGGTCCAGCAGAGCCAGACTTTGCGCGTCTGCTTTCCGATCTTAACAAGTCCTACGTGGCCGCGGCGCACGCACTCGGTGAGGACCTTGACCATCTCGTAACCGCAGTCGAGAAAGGCGTGCTGGTCTTTGACCTTCCATTGAGTTTGCACCGCGCCGATTTCGTCGAAGCTCGCGCAAGTGACGCGCGCCAACTCGCGCGCCACGCCGGACAGGGCCACGGCAAAGACGCTGACGTAGAATTTCGCCAGGTCGCGCTGGCAGTCGGCAATCAGGCAGCGGTGCGCTTCCTCCGGCCAGTCGGAATGAATGTCGTAGGGCTCGTGGATGACAGCGCGATGCTCGTCGGCTGTGTCTGTGCTCCAGCTCAGGCCCCACTCCTTCTGGTAAAATTCCTGAAGCGGGAGACGGTATCCCAATTCGTCGGCGGCGACCTTCGCCTTGAGGTAAGCCACCGCGAGCTTGCCCAGCGCGATGCGCGGGGACGCCGGCTGCGGCCAGTGGAAGCCGACGAGTTCTTTTGGCGCGCCGGGATTGGTCGGCGTGAAGTGGTAGCTGTCGCAGAGTTGCCGGCGCACTTCGGGCCGGTCCTCAATCCGCGCGTCGCACCGGTAGCAGCGGATGTGAGCCGAGCGCCAGACCGCGTCCCAGTTCCAACGGCCGCCCGGCTTGGTCGTTTCGTTGCGGTCCCAAGAAAGGCCGGAATAGGTTCCGCGCAGTTCGGGCTTCGGGTGGTCTTCGCCGCGCAACCGTGAAATGTCGAATGGCTGCGCGAACGAGCAGAACGGGCAGCGGAAGTTAAGTTCGCGCTGGTCGGTCTCCTTGTGGATCGTGTCGGCGTCCTCGTCGCAGATCCCGCCTTGTCCGATGACGAGGAACTTGGAGGTGTCCGGGTATTGCGTCATCCGGTAGCGCGCCTGTCGGAGCAGGCCGTTGGCGCGGGCCATCCAGGCCTCGTCCACGATCACGTAGCGGTAGCTGAGCGACTGGCAGTTCCCCTCGTTCAGGCCGCCCACGACCAGCTTCATCGCGTGGAATTTGATTCGGGTTTTTGTTTTCTCGTGGTCGGCGACTTCGAGGAGCAGGCGCTGGATTTCCGGGACGCTGCGGATGAGAGGCATCAAGCGGCCGCTGCAATAAAGGAGCGCCTTGGGGTCGGTATCCAGCAGGAACAGGCAATCGCCGGGGTCGTGGAGGATCCAATACGGGATTGTGATGTCCTCAATAAGCGATTTGAGTGTTTGTACGCCGGCCTGGATGGATACAACGCGGACGCGCGGATCGCGGATGGCCTCGAACGGCTCGATGAGCCACGGAGCGGAGTGAATGTCGAACTGCCCCTTGACTGAGTAGCCGGCCTGGAGGTTCAGCGCGCCGGCAAACTCGTAAATCTCACCGCGAAACGGCGCGGTCCACGCATCGCGAATCGCGGATGCTAGGAAATCGGTTGGCTTGGCTGGCACTCTGCCAGCCGCGCCGCGTCCACAAGCCACTCACAGAACTCGCGCGTCGTCGTGCTGCGCTGCGCATGGCTCATCAATCGCCACGTCCGCTTGTCCGCTCCCCGGGCATGTAGGCGCATGGGCGTTTGAATCTGTCGCGGGGAAATCCCCGAGAAAAAGAGCCACGTCCTTTTTATTTGCGGGAATCCCCACCAACATTGCCAGACCTCCAGCGTGAACCCATGCGGTTTGCTGGGTCCAGAGAGAGGCAACGAAGCGGCAGAAAACAATCTGCTGTGCGCTGGCTGTTCTAGAATTCCACCCCACCGCCGGACCTGCTCGACGCACCACAGGCCGAGTTCCATTTCGCCCGGTTCCGGCTTTGCTTGAGCCGCGCAGAAAACAGACCATGCGCGACAAGGTGGATGGGCAATCACCGGCATTCCTCCGGGAAAGGTGCGAGCATCGCGTTTCCGGTCGTAAATCTGAACGCCGGGAATGCCGACGTAATTGCTGTTGGCCCTGGCGCACAAAACAGCCACTAATCCTCTCCCCGCTGTGAAGCCTCCGCGCGGGGGCGTGGAAACGCCTGGACGCAATCCAGACTCAGGGAGAGGAAATTGGATTTCCCGCGTCGGCTTCACGGGGCGACTTTGCGCCAGGCGCGACGGATGTCAAGTCACACCGCCCGCATCACCAGCGCCACGAGCACTGCGACCAGCGCCAGGAACCAGCAAAGGAACTCGGCCCCGCTCACTTCACGCTGCAAATTTATGTTCACGATGGTTGGACGGTGGGCAAGGGCGGTTGCTCGCTACAATTCGGAGGTGAAGATTGTAATGAGCAGAATTGGGATCGACAGACGGCCAGGCGGTGGATCATCGGGGCATATGACAAGCGAATCAGTTGGTGGGATTGGCGGGCTGCGGATTATCGGCCTGAGAATTTGTGACGGCAGGTTCCGGCGCCTTGTCCAGCCAGCCGACGACGCCTTCCCGGAACGTGGCGCAAATCTCGTCGACGGCGCGCTTCATCCGTTCCACGACTTCGATGGGGGTTAGGCCGGCCAGGTTCGGGGCAACCTCTTGCTCAAGGATTCGCTGCAAGACCGCGCGCTGGTGGAGGGAGACGTTTCGAAGCGCTGGGCCGATGACAGCCTTCTCGACGTATTCGCCGCGCATGAGGGCCAACTCTTCTTGCTGCCGTTCGCGCTTGGCCTTTGTGAGCGCCAGTTGCTCCTTGGCCAGCTTGCCGTTCTTTCGTCTCAGCAGCTCGGCTTGATATTTGATGAAGCCGACTAGGACCTTGCCGGCGATGTAGCGGCCGTGGGCGGGGTGCGGGTAGTGGCCCTGAGTGGCCAACCGGAGCAGGTGGCGGGCGGTCAGGCCGGTGATCGCGGTCAGTTCCTCGGCCGAGATTGTTCCGGGTGCGTGTTCGTCGGGCATTCACCGGACACGATTTGTCCGCGCCGGACACGATTTGTCCTGGGTGTATTCACCCAAAACGCGATTTGGCGAGTTGGCGGGTATTGGGGAGCGTCCATGCTGGAAACGGGGCAGGAAGGCGGCAAAGCGCGCGACGGCGGGTGCGGCGGACACGGACATGCGGATTTCGGACGCCGCGAGCCCGAAAGCCGATCATAGCCGGTAACCCGTGTGGCCCCTCACCCCCGATAAAAGATTCCTTGACCGGGGTCTTTTCGGTCCTTGTCGCGCATAAAAATCAATTGATTCACCTAGAGATCGAAATGAAAACCATCCTTAGGATTGCACTCGGCATCGTTGCCGGGCCTTGTCTTCGTAATCTGGTGGGCGTTCATCGGCGGTACCGGATGGACTGAAGAAAAAGCTTCCGAAGCTTCCGAGCAGGCAGGGGCGGGAAGTGCGACGGAAGGTTCGGAAGGATATTTTCCACTCCAACGGAGTGGCACCGACGAGACTGCAGGTGCCAACGCGAGGCGACAAGCTGGCGGCCGGCTCGCGCTTGGCGATTCATTTCTTGCAATACAACTTTGCGCGCATCCATCAAACACTGCGGTCAAACCCCAAACTTCTCCGGCCAGAGTTCCCTGAAGATCGGTTCCAGTGTTTGGCGCAGTTTGTCTTTCCCTTCAGCCGGCCAGAGCGAGAGCGGATGCTTGACCGCGTAGGCGACGGACTTCGAGAATTTGCCGATGCCTTCGATAAAAGCCGGCCAGCTTTTCGTCGCGCCGTTTCCGTTGCCGTTTGGCCCCTGCTCCTCGCGGTCGGCGCACAGACGAAGCGCCTCGCGTAGCGAACCGGCGCCGTCCCCGTTCAAATTGCGCACGCGTGCGTAATTTGCGGCCAGGCGCATGTACCGATTTGCTTTGCTCTGCGTCACGAGCGGACAGTTGGCTGAGAGCCATTCCATCCATTTGCCGTGCCCGACGATTTCTTTGATCTTCAGAAGGCGCTGGCCTTGGAGGGACATTTCGCAGAGCCAGTCAGCGGCCTTGCTGCTTGTCTGGTCTTGCAGCGCGGCGATTGCGTCCTGTCCGTCGTTGATCTCGCGGGCAAGCGAGTTGAGCTGGTGGCCGCGTGCGCCGCCGGGTTTGATGAGGTCGAGTTTTTTCATTTCGTTTGCGTCTCTGGGTTGAGCGACTCGAATAGCGCGCGGGTGTAGTCTCGGATTTGATCGCTGGTATCGCGCGCATCGTTGATCTCCAAAATCTCCGGCTCAAACTCGGCGGATGCGCGCTTGACGATTGAATGATTTTTCATCGTCGTGGTTCTGGTGACTTCGATTTTCATAGGCTGAGCATTGCCCAAAGGCGCGAGAGCGCCCCGGAAAGTTTTCGGGCGAATCTTCTTAAACGGCCCGGCCTGGAAACCAGTTCCTTGCCGGCGCGGGCGAGGCGCGGGTTGCGGTAGAAGCGGGTAGTCATTTGTCTTTCGCGTTCGCCAGCGCGACAAGAGACAGCGCGATAACGTGCCCGAAGAAGCCGCAGCCGATGACCCACCACCAGCTTCTCACTTCCATCCCCCAGCCCTTCGTCAGCGTCAGGTAGGAAACGGCCATTGAAATGGAGATGGCGAATATGTTTAGCACGATGCGTCGGAGTTCGTTCATTTAGTCTTTCATGTGGGCAATCCGAATTTTGGGAAACGACCGCTTGAAATCGTCCACCGCGCGGCCGAGCGACTGCTTCTTTTTGCCGAATCCGGCAGCCATCTCGGTCATGGTCAGTGTGCGAAGCTGGGACAGGAACACCCAACAAAGGACAACGGCGCGGTTCTGAAGGCCGTCGCAATTCTTCATCCCGTCCTGCCAGAGCCATTCAATCACACGCGTGATGACGTAGCAGGCCGCGTCGATTTCCTCATCGCTGAGAGCGGCAACGTGATCCTGCGGATCAACACGAAACACGTTCCGGTCAATCTCGGCGTAGTCGAAGCCGCACGACGGCTCCAGGTGGCCGTCCTCGGCGTGGGAAGCGGTGCAGCGCGAAGGATCGGCGGACCCATCGGCGCTCAGCAAGGGAACCTCCGGTCAGATAGACCCGGAGTCAGAACCAGAACGTATCGCAGAAACGACAAGCGTGGGGCTTATCGCAAGGGGCGTGCCATGTCAGAGTTGGGAAATCAGGCCGTCTATCGGCCCGCAGTAAATCGCTTTGCAGAATTCCTTCAACTTGCGGGTTGGCTCCCCGGCGGGCTTTTGCAGATGGGCCGCTTTGACCATCGGATCGTAAACCGCACGGATCTGCTGCGGAGTCACCCCGTAGCCACGAAACAGTTCAGATTCAGAAATTGAGGATCGGAGGTCGGGGGTCATATGCCGCGTTGGTTATGAAGTTCCTGAACGGCCAAATCGTAGAACGGCTCTAAGTTGGGCCGCCATCTGCGCACAACATTCATGATCACGCTCAACATTGATTGCTCCAGTGAGTCCGACTCGTTTAAAAACATTGCGAGGTCTCGCAGGAGTCTGTGACTGGAAGTGTCTAAGAGCAGCAAACCGATTTCTTTGTGTAATTCCCAAACGGCATTGTGACATGTTCGGCAAAGCGTCATTAGCTCGTCGTCCTCGTATTCCCAGGGAGCTGCGCCGCTTCTGTAGAATTTGTGATGGACTTGCAGTTGTTCCAGTTTTTCAAAGCACATGCGGCACGTGAAGTTGTCGCGGTCGAGGATTTCTAACCGCTTCTTTTGCCACCTTGGGTCGCAAAGCTTTTCTGAGTAGCTGGTCTGGGGCATTTGGTGGAAGCCATTCCGCCCCCGAAAGTGATACCGGCGCGCGATGTGGCCGCAGTCAGAAGGCGGAATGGAAAGCTGAGTGTTCATCACGCTTTTTCGGCTGTATCAAAGCCGCGCGAACTTTCAGGCGATCACTGGCGGATTGCAAGCAGCAAAGTTGTTCACAGGACTTACTGCTGCTGACCATTTTTCAATCTCCCCTATTATTATTAAGGGCTGTGATTAAGTCCGACAAACTCCAAACACACCGCAGCTGTGGCCTAGTCTGGGCATGGACGCCGTTAATAACTCACCAAAAAATTCACTTTCCCGAGCCGAACCTCATTAACAGAAATCAATTCACATATTTTACCCTGCAAATCCACTGCCCTTTCGAGTCCCCGACCTGGACCGACTCAATGACCAGTTCCCCGGCCCGGTCCCGTTCGCACAGCGCGAAAAAGTCCTCCGAGTTCTCCGTCACAATCTCTCGCGGGTGATCATCAAATTTGAGTTCGGGTTGCGCCGTCTTCACAGGCTCAACAGCGTTTGCTCCGGCGGCTTTTCATCCTTCGGCGCGTGCTTCTCGCAGACCATACCGCCGCGCTGCGTGTCGAGAACCGTGGCGACCTCCCGGCAGAGTTTCCCGTCCTCGCGGTAGGCGACGCATTGCGGGACCTGGTATTGCCTCAGCGAGAGCCAGCCGCGTCCGATGCGGGCCATGAGCCGGCGGTGATTTTGCTTTTGATTCACTTCGAGTTGCAGTGCGACCACAACAGGCCGCGGCGCGCATCGAAATGCGTGGCCATAGCGCAGCGCAGGTGAACGGGTTTGGCCTCGCAACAGTTGCCTTCCTGCGTGCCGGTGATTGTGAGCAACACCGATTCAGCATCCTCGTTCGTGCCGCAGACCGGACAGAGCGCCCCAACCGGGAAATGTTTGAATGACCGCGGCTCCCTCATGTCGATTTCCACAACCATCTCGGCAAACGAATCAGGCGAATTGATTTTCGCGTGTTGCCTCTGGCATCCAATCCGGGCCACCAAATAATTCCCGGAATCCAATGCCAGCGTCCGCATTCGAGTTGCAAAGACCCGCCGAAGATTTGCAGTTCGTAATCACCGACCATTGGACCGCGACGCAGTTTCATTCCGTCAACTGTTTTTCCGCCGCTCCTCAGCCAGCAAGACAAGCGCGCAGGCCAGAAGAGCGGACAAAATTTCAGGCTTGTAACCCGTAGCTCCGATCGCTTTCACCCAGCAGTCGGCGCAATCCTCGAGGCCCAAATTAGTGCCATCCATTTGCTCAACCATCCTATTGACGGCCGCGAAAGCATTTTGGATCGCCCGCTCCTGTTCCGCTCGGGTCATAGAATCATCCGCAGCGGGATCGCCGCGATTTCCGCCTTGGGCGCTTCGTGCGATTCAAGTTCCAGGTCGAACTGCGCGTAGTCCTTTGGCGCTCGTCCTAGCGGGACGGCGATTCGCGTGATGAAGCAAACGACCGGAACGCCTGAGTCGGTCTCTCCTTCCCAGACTCGCGCCGGCACGCCGTTGATTGAGTCAACCGTTGTTGTTGAGTGTATCGTGATTTTCATTTCCGCCCTTCCGCCGGCATCGCCAACTCCTCCAGCTTTTCAATCGCGTCCACGAGACGGGCACGCCGTTCGCGCCGGCGGACCATAGCCTCTGCCCATCGCTTATCGCTAGCGTTTTCATCGTTGGAAATCATCGCCTCGTTCGCGACGGCCTGCGTGTAGCTCACGAACAGATCATGCATGTATTTGGTCATATCGAATTCCCCGCCACGAACTTTTTCCTCGCCTGCTTCCACGGCACGCCGTTCTTGCGCGCCGCGCGTTTTGCCGCCGCTTCTTTCTGGCCGTGCCCAATCGCGGCCTAGCGGTAGATGTCGCTCAAGGCGCACACGTATTGCGCGCGCCGTCCCTTGAGCCGGAGACCGACCAAAGCCTCGTTCTGAGAGCCAGCTGGCGCGAGCGTTACGATGACCGCCCGCGCCTCGTAGAATTTGCCCGTCTCGCGCGCCACGGGCTTTGTGAGCTTGGTCATTTGCGTCCCTCCGAAAGACCGCCATTCATCCCCGCAATCGCTTCCATCGCCCAGTCAAGGCGCGGGAGAAACAGCGCGAGAGCCTCCGCGATTGCCTCCTGGATTTTCTCGTCGCGGAACACCACATGCACGACCGGCGGGAAGTGCCGGCGATACGACACGAACTTCCACCACGGACGCCCAGTGACGAACATCGCGCCGTGAACTTGCGCCCGGTATTCTTTGGGGACTTCGCCGTCGAGCAGGTATTTGACGTGCGCCGTCGGCTCCGGGCATTTGACCTCAAGTCCGCCGTCCTCGCCGATCAGCCCGTCCGGCGAGCAGGCCACGCGGCCATCGTCGGTCGTCACGAGTCCGACGCGTTGAACCGTCTCGCCAAATTCCAGTTCATACCAGGGTAGCGCCTCTTCCTCGCGGATTTTGCCAAACTCCATGTCGAGCGAAGAGAAGCCAGGCAGCGGACCCCCCAGCCATTTTTCAGCGACTTTCCGCGCAAGATAAGTGGCTGGCATCTGCCCCTTGCGGATTTCAAATTCGGGCGTCAAAAGCTGGTCGAACTCCGACGCGGTTGGAATCCCGGCCCTGGCGGCGAGCCATTCGAGCGAGCCTTGCTGGATGTCGGTGCGGATTTTCATATCGCGACAAGGTCCTCGGGTTTGCACGACTGAGAAGTTGTGCCTTCACAGCCGAATTTGCCCACCTGCCGGTCGAACCGGACGAAGGCGTAGCGGGAATTGCAGGACGATACAGTGCCGTGCTCAACGTCGGGATGCTCCATGTTGCCGTGCGCGTGAAGAGGCACGTAGGCAACTCGCATACCAGGCTTGATGTCTGACAGGTTCACTGCTTGCCTTCCTCTCTCAGCCGATCCTGGAACTCATGCAGATCTCGCAGCCGCTTGCGGTAGTTATGTTGGATGGCCCGAATCCGTTTTCGGTCATCAGAACGATGTGGTAGCCGTCGAAGTCCGCGTAAACGGAGTCGCCGATGTATTCCTTGTTCATCGGCGCATCGCCCCTTCCTTGCGCCGCAGGTATTCGTCCAGGATGTTGTATTTCGTGGACGGGATGTCCTCGTAGTTCGCAGCACCCGCGAACTTGAGAAACTTCGGCTCGTCGCTGCTGGTCTGCCGGACGCGCAACCGGAGTTCGGTCGCCTGCCCTGGCGTGATCTTGCCGCCCTCGGCCCGCGCGTCGTCGTCATGGTCGATAACGATGTTGAGCGCGTCGCATAGTGCGCCTCGCTTGGCGTAGGTATTCGCCGCCCCGTCAGCTTGCGCTTCGCTCGCGCTCGGCGGCCCCTTGCCAACCCGCACCGCGAACTGGTTTGACCGGCTGTGCCCGCCGACGTGCTGCAAGGTGCAGATTTTGACCACGCGCGTATCGGTTACTTCCGTCGAGAATGTCACCGTGAATCCGTGCGCCTTCAGCATCGGCGCCACCTGCTCCATGATTTCTTCGTAGGGCGCGAACTTGTAGCGCACTGACCCGTCATTGTTCGGCACCGCACGGATCGCCTTGACGTTCGGCATCCCGGCCTGGAGCGCGACGAATGCCCGCGCAAATTCTTTCTCCGCGTCCTTCGCCTGAACCCGTTCATACAGCCCGACGATCTCCCGCACCGCCGCTACGTTATCCCCGGTGACGCCCTTGCCGTCCTTGCCGACGACCGCCGCTAGGATCTCGGCCACCGTGGGGACTTCCCGCACAGCGGTCAGTTCTTCACGCTTGAGCGGCACGGGAAGGTTTTTGGTCGGCTCCTTGCTCATCGCTCGCCCCTCTCTTTCCGATCATTATATTTTTCCTCCGCTCGCGCCTCCCAGGCATCGCGATCGGCCTCATCCGCCATCTCGCGGACCCTCTCCACGTCGATCTCAGCGCCGCAATCGCCGCACTCCGTCGGATCGACCTCGCCGCCCTCGGCGGGATAGCAATTCTCCGGCGGCCCCCAGACCTTCGCCGGGAAAAATCGTGATACCGTCACAGGGGTGTCCGCTCCGCACTTTGGGCATTGCCAGATGATGCTCATTCGTCGCCCCCGTTCCCAGCTATGGCCCCATCCTCGATAACCACGGATGTCGATTTGTCCGTTCCAACCCTCTCGATCCAGACCTGCGCATCCGCATCGGCAGCCATTTTCAGGATCGTTTTCATGCTATCCCCGTCGAGCAGGGAGCCATCGCGGATGAGAAGGATTCGCAATTTCGGATTAAGCGCCAGGCCGACGGCGACCGAAACCTTGAGTTGTTCTGCTGCCGAGCACTGCTCGAACGGGATGCCGTCTAGCGTCACGCCGCCGGCGGTATCGAACATCAGTCCGGCCACAGGGTACTTCGCTGCGGTCGTCGCCTTGCGCTTATCGGAGTCGAGCCGGTTGAGTTTTTCTGTCAGCTTTTCGGACGCCTCCGACTTTGCCTTGAACTCCTTCACCAATTCGGCGCGCCTTTTGGATTCCCGGACCTTGCGATTGATCTCCTCGACCTTCGATGCGCGGTCCCTGAATGGGGACAGGTCGACGTCGCGCAACGATGCGGCCATTGCTTCCGCAGCTTCTGCATCTTTTTTTGCTGTCACCAAATCGCCCCGGCATTTTGCAGCCGCCGACTTTTGCCTGGCGAGCAATTCAGTCAGCCGCTCAATCTCGTAGTCCATTGCGCTCAGCCGCTCGGCCATCTCATCTGCATTCCTGCGCAGAATTCTTGCCTTCTGTCTGGTCTCCGAATTGACTGCATTCCCGTCAGCCGCCCGCTTATGTTCCTCCAGGATGCCGGCGACGGATTCTTCCCGGTCGGGGATGCCATCGTGCTTTGGCAGGCCAGCAATCTGAGCCTCAAGCGCCTTCGCGGCGCGATTGACCGCCGTTCGTTCCTCGAAGACTTTTTCGCGCTCTTCGTCCTGCTTCGAAAAGTCCAAGCCTACCAACCCGCGCATAATCCCGGCTTGTTGCGCCGGCCTCTCGCGCGAGAATGCCAGCGGGTCGAACGTCAGTTTGCCGACGAGCCTGTCCAAAATCGCTTGCGGCGATGATTGCTTCTGGCCGTCCGCATTTGTCACCACGAGCGCGGTTCCGCCGGCGGCGGTGAACGTGCGGCGGACAACGATGTCTCCCAGGTCAACGACGACCTTTGCCTTTTCCTCACCCCGGCGCACTGGCATTTTGTCCGCCGGCTCGCCGCCCAGGGCGTACTGGATTGAATCCAGCACCGATGATTTTCCGGCGCCGTTTTTCCCGCCGATCACAACGACGTTCCCGTCCGGTTTGATCTCGACGGCTCGCAGCCGCTTGACGTTTTCCGACGTCAGTTTGATGATTTTGCTCATACGGCATCATTGCTCTTCTGCCTGTTCTGGCCGCAACTGTGCGGCTTCCGCGAACGCTGTCAGGAATGATTGCATATTGCATCCAAAGAACTCCCCGCCCCGGTGCGGGTGATGAGCCCGGGCGAACCAACGAATGGGCGCCGGGCGGGGAGAGATTTTCTTGTCATCATCGTTTTCACCTGCACCAACACCAATATGTCCCATTGGGACACTTTCCGCAACAGACATTTTCCCCTATTTTGGAGTAGGGGATTCTCGCAGTCGGGCGTAGGGGATTTTCCTATGCGGCTTGCCGCCCGCACAGCATTGGGAGTCGGCGCATGAGTTCGGGCAGGGTGAGCGGGGATGGATTTCGCTCGCCGGTTTCCCACTTTCTGAGCGCGCCGACCGAGACGCCCAGGATTTCAGCAGCTTGTTTCCGTGGAAGCTTTCCGCGCGCCCTGCGCAGTTCGCGCCCAAAATTTTTCATTGCCCGGAAAACTTGCACGACGGGGAAGACTTTGCAAGGGTCCTGGATGGTTGGACAGAAGCGAAAGCCGGCGCGGTGACTCCCGAGTTCAGGTCCCGCGCCGGCATCCCCTCGCCCGAACTCAAGCGGAGGATTTTACCGGGTCAAATCGTGAAACTCCGCTTTTGGCACCGCGCATATCCAGGCGAGCAACTGGTCGCGTGCGGCAATGGCGGTCGCAAACGAAAGGTCAAATTTCCACGGCGGGCCGATGCTATCGCTGCCGACGGCGCGGAAAGGTTTCCCGGCGTCGCGCGGATCGTGCAGGAGAAAAAACACGGTGGTGCCGATACTCACTGGTTGAGCGCGACCTTGAATCCGTCGCGAATGCCGGTCGCCGCGGCCAGGACATAAATCTGACTCTCTATGTTGATCTTGTCGCCAACGGTCGCGTCGTAGAGCACCGTTGCGGATTCAATCGCGATGCGCGCCCGCTCGCTCTTGAGTTCCTTGACGGGAAGAGAGGCGAGGATTTTCCGCAGCAAATCGCCCGTGACGATCTTTTGCGTGACGAGCTGGTCGAGTTGGCCGTAAGCCGATAGGAATTGCGGCCGCCAGTCCGGGTTTTGCAGCAGCGCCTCGGAGGTCCCGAGCGATGCGGCCGCGTAGCTTAATGAGCGCACGTCGGCCAATTTCTGTTCAGTCGTGGATCCGCTGGACAAGAGCGCGCAGCCCGCGCCGGAAAGGAGCGAGCAAGCCAGAAGCGCCGACGCCACAAGCGCCAGCAGCATGTCACCGAATTTGATTTTTGTATTCATGGGAATTTTTTAGTCGTTTGCGGAGTCACCGTTGTGCAACCAAGCAATCGCAATGCCGATCGCAAGGAAGACCACGGCGACAAGAATGGTTTCGATGATTCCGCTCATTGTCCATGTGTGTCGCCGCTCGCCGGATCGGTCTTCGTGGAATTCGGAAGTCCGTTCAAATCTTTGTCGGGCGGCAGGGATTCGATGGGAAATTGCTTGAGGAAAAGCAGGCCGTCCTTTCCGATCCCGATGGCTAGGATGAGAACGAACTGTTGCCAGCCCCCGATGTCCTTCACCAGGCCGAGTGTGGCCAGTGCGCTGAAAATTCCGGTGACGCACGATATGAGCAGGCCGAGCTTCCATCTTTTCCAGGAATACATAATTTTAGGGGTTGTATAATTTTAGGGGTTGTGAATCAAATGCGTGCATTCTGGAAGCGGGCGACGGTCAACGAGTGTGGCGAGCATCAAATCATGAATGAAAAACCCGGATCAGCAGGCCCAATCTTCTTTGAGCATTGGGACGACGCAAGCGGAAACCCAGCCGGCGGCGTGACCTTCGGAAACGGCTTCTGCATCTCTTGGCAGAACGGTCCGCTCGGACGTGGCACAGAGCGCAAGGCGGCAAATGGCGCGTTCGTCGAGGACATCATTGAGGCGACGATAGCGCGGATTGAATTTTACCAGAGCGGGAAATTCGCGAGCGAATACAACCGGGAAGCGTTGAAAGATTTGCGCGATGCCTTGAGGCATCTGAAGGAGCGAACTGGGAACCGCGAGTCGCGTGGCGTCGAAGGCACGCACGCTGCATGAAGTTCCTCTGCAACCTCGGCGCGCGCCGGTGCAACCTGGGTCTGCCCATGGAACAAAGCGCCGACGGGGACGAGATTGTCCTGATTGTGCCCGGCCCATTGGAGGACCTGGGGGAGATGGTGGCCGATGATCTCCGGTGGCATCTCCGGCACGCGCGCAAAGATGTTGCGGTGCTCGTCAAGGCGGTCCCGCCGGCTATCCTTCGGGAGCATCAACAGGAGGCCGCCCAGCGAGCAGCACAGCGCGCTTGACCTCATCCCATTCCCCGTATGCCTCCAGGCTGCACCTGTCCCAGTCCCTGAACCAGAGCTGTCCGTCCCCGCGCGGAGTCCGCTCCACGCGCCTGGCGATGAAGTTTCCCAGCTTTTCCACAGCGTCGTCGTGCGCCGGCCGTCCGACCAGAATCATGTGGCCATTTTGCTGGTTGCCTTTCCCGGCCCGCAAGCTACAAGGGACGCCGCTTGCACGGCACCAGCGCCATTGCCATTGTTCTCCTGTCTGCGGCCTATGCCGCAGTAGCCGATCCGCCCACCCCAGGCACTGGCAGCGCGCCCGCGCTCACCATCACGGCAGGCGCGGAGCGCGTCGTGGTGTCTTTCCGCGCGCAATCGGACTGGGTCCTGGAATTCAGCGATGATCTGGAGCACTGGTCCACGCAGGCGCGCGGGAAGGCCGGCCGGCAAGCCGTCACCGTTCCGGCCATTCGCGCGAGCGGGTTTTTCCAGCTGAGACTCGGTGCGTCGCGTCATCCGACTGACGACGACCACAAGAAGCACGGGAAAGGAAAGGGCAAATGGAAGAAGCATTGAACGCCGCCACGCTCGTCCTGCTCTGTGTCATTTTGATGGTGACGGTGCTCTGTCTCGCCTTCCTTCGCTGGCGGGACGACACGGAACGCCGCAAATAATTTCGCACGAATGGCTCGCGCTCCCAGAACGCCTTGCGGCTTGATGCTAGAGCGACAATATTCCTGCTTGGGGTCATCGGTCCCCAGATGGCCCTGGGCGCAATAAACCACCCCTTCGGCATCTTCAACGCGGCAATTCTTTTGGGATTTCTTCTGATGCCTTGCCGTCATCCCAAGTTTGGGCGCGGACGACCATACTTCTGGGCAAGGCAGGCGTGTCTGGTTATCGCGTCAATGATTACGGCCGTTATGGCGTTGGCATTATGATTTCCGCGCGCGGTTAAAGCCTCGAATAGAGAAACTAGAAAAGCTCAAACCATCTGTCGCTTGCAGACGGAACCGTGAATCACGAGGACCCCGCGCGCGGAAATTACTGAACGTCGGAGGACACCTCGAAGCGACTCGCGCCGGTCAGGATCGAAACGTTGGTCGTGTCGTTGGTGAGGTTGCTCATCAGCGAGCCGTAGATTCGGACCTTCGTGCCGCTCAACCCTCCGAGAATCGAGACGGGACTGCCCGCCGCCGCGTTGCCGATGAGAACGCAGTCGCGCAAAACAGAATTCGTGTTGGCTGAATAGAGGTAGAGCGCGGCCCCGTGATTGCTGGTGTCCTGCATCTCCATGCGGCACCGGTCAAATGTCATCACGGCAGCGCCGCCATTGGCAAAAACCGGATTGCGCGACGGTCCGGCTATTGTAGCGTCCTCGACAAGCACGACTGGCGCGTTCGTGTCGAAAGGGTAAACCTCCACTACGTAGTCATCGGACTTGAGGCTGCGCGCCTGGATGCGGACGATGGAATTGCGTTCCAGATACACAGCCTGAAATTGCGCGGAGCCGTGGTTGTAGAACTCCCCGAAGCCGGTAACGGCCGAAGTGATGTTTGTGTTCGCCCCGTCGCTGCCATCGTCGAAAATGCTCCCGTTGTCCCCGCCCGTGTAAGTCACTTTTGCGCCGCTGGCGAAATTCCAATTGACGCCGTTCTTGAGCAGGTTCTTTTCGTCGTAGGTGCCGGGCATGACGAAGATCGTGTCTCCGCTGAGCGCGTTTGTCTTCGCCGCGCCGAGAGTCAGGAACGCTTTGGACGCATCCCCCCGCGCGCCGCCAGAGTCGCTGCCGTTCTTCGCAACCCAAACTGTGTTTGTGAGCGGCACGCCGCCGCTGCTCGCGATGCCGCCCGTCACGCCGCCGCCGGCGGCCAGGATCGCCCAGTTGGTTCCGCCTCTTGATCGCAGTTGCACGCCGCCGAAATTGTTGCTCACAACCACATTGGTTAGCAGCGTGTCGATCCGGTCCCCGCTCTGCGGAAAAATCTTGATAGTGTTAGTCGCGCCCGCCCCGCCTTCGTCCTTGACGATGAACAGCAGGTTGCTGGCGCTCGCCGCGCTCGGCAGGGTCAAAATCAAATTCGTGTTCGAGCGCGTATCGACACCCAGGTAAAGGTCGTTCGTCGTGAGCGTGTAGTTGGTATTCACAAGCCCGCGCCCATGAAGCCCAAAGCCGGCATCCATCTCGACCCGCCCAGAGAACTCCACCCTCCCCAGGCTGCGGGCTTGCGAGTAGGCGTCCAGATCCTGCCAGAGTTGCGTCGCGTTGTTCGTCCGCGCCGCGCTTTCCTCCGCTGACATCGGCACGCGAATAACCGTTTGCACTGTGCCTACGGTCTGCGTCGAGTAAGTCACCTTGCCCCAGTTCGTTGGACTGAGCGTGATCGTAAGCGCGGTGTCATTGGTCGCTCGGAAAGTGATGTTTGTCCCATTGCTGGCCGTGATGCTCGGCACGTTGGCGAATGGGTAGGAGCCGACCTGCGCCGCAATCGATAGAAGGATCGTCGCCGCGCTGTCGTTCGTCCGGACCTTGATCTGTGTGGCCGTGTTGGCTAGAGAGTTGGTGAAGGTCCGCGTGTCGCCGTTGAGTGTGAAAGACTGCCCGCTCGTCGCGTTGGTTAGCGCGGCATAGTTGGTGATCGAGAGCGTTCCGGAAATCACGGTCGAGGCGTGCGCTGGAACTACTGTAAAGACATACAGTATCAGCGCGGAAATTATTCCCAAAATTATTCTCATGTGGGCCTTGCAATTTCGAAGCGCGCGTAGTTGAGCTTGTCCGCCTCCGATGTGATTGCGGCGCACACAAAGAACGCCAGGCCGGACAACGCCATTGAGGCCGGCGGGCGGTCTCCGGGGCGCGCATATTTTGACGACTTGCGGCGGATGACATCCGAAGCGATGGCTTGCGCGGTCATTAGGCCGTCCTTTCTGGCGTCGTCCTGAATCTTTTGGATCAGCCTTTCGAGTTCGATGCCCGGATTTCCGCCGACAAACGCCACAGCGTTGAGCCACTCTTTAGCGTGTTTCATAATGTCAGGTTAGCCTTACCGTTTTGAATAAACCGTCTGCTTCAACATATAGCGCCATCGTCACCAAACCATTTTGCAGGATCACCGGGTTGCCGCTCGAACAAGGGATGAGCCGTTGAAGGAAAAGCGCCTCGCAGGTCTCCGCGCTGATGGGCGTCGGCAGCGCCGCTTCTTTGAGCGCGCCGTCTTTGATGACCGCCGCCTGGATCGTGACGAGCCGCGAGAGCACCGTCCTGGGCACGCCGCCGTCCAACATCTTAACCTCGAACCACGCCTGCGCTTGCTCTCCGGATCCCAGCAGCGTCGCAATCGCCGCCGTGTTCATCGGCAGGTTCGCCTGGTAGTAGGGATCGGCTAGGTCGCCGCTTGCTACCCAGGTGAATTGCTGCGTATAGAGTAACGACGTGTTTCCAACCCTCACTCCGAGCGCGGCCTCGATGGTGATCCCCGCGACCGGGATCGGCGTGTAACTCGACACGCGCGAGAAGCCGGCAAGCAGCGTGACGCGCAGCGCGAGCGTGTCCTGTTGCACGAACGCCGGAAGCTCGGCAACGGATGAGTCGCTTACGCCGACGACGGGCAGACTGCGGTCGGTGTCGATGAAGAGGCGCTTGAAACTCATTACGTGAAGCGGCTTAGGTCAACGGTCGAGCGGCTATGACAAGCCCGCTAGACGCAACAGCCTCCGCGGACCGACCCCGTTGTAAACGTATGGCCCCGGGAATGGCGCGCTCGGCGAGTCGGGTATTTTCAGGCGCAATATGTCGCTGGTGATGTCCTGCTCTTGCAGCGGGCCCGAACTGTGAAAGTCGCCGCCAAGCAGCAGTGAGCAGCCGATGTCAGGCGGAGGGCCAAGGTGGCCGAACGCCGCCGAGTGCAGATAATCCCGAATGAAGAAATTCTGAGGCGCGTCGAACACGCGGACACCTACGATCATCGCCATATCGCACCCGACCGCGTCCGAAAAATCCCTGGTGTTAGTAATGATCCCCATAGATTGACCGGGCTCGCCGAAGGGAACGACGAAGTTTCCCCAAGAACTCGCCACCTCATACCATCCGCAGAATCCGGCTATGCTGGCCGTGTTTGTCGCCGGGTCATAGGTGCCGTGCCAAATCACCGGCTCGGGGTCGTTCGTGAACGTGTTGCCTTGCGGCAGTTGGCGCAGCGGGTATGCGTTGATGAAATCGCGCATCGCATTCCAATCAGCAGTGAGCGAAGCCGGGGTTGTGTCTCCGGGATAAAAAACGTGCAGCATCAAGCCGACATCGAGCGCGACGCGCCTGGTGCGCACGCGCACAGCCGACTCAATGCCAGCGTTAATCAGCGAAGAAGCCGGCGCGTTGAAATCGGTCGGATGGCTCATCCTACCCTCATCCAGGCCCAGCCGTCGCACAGCGCGAGCAGGCGGACCACAACATCATCAGGCCCTTTGATCCCCAGGCCCGAGCATTGCGCGGCGTAAATTATGGTTGGCGATATCGTGGCCGTTGTAACCGGGCCGCCTTCAGGCGCCGCAAGGATGGCCGGCACGAAACGCGGGATGACGGTCTGATTTTCGCTGAACCAGTTGTCGGGGTCGGGATTGGTCTCGTCCGTCGCAATGCGGAAAGTCGCGCTCTTGTATTCATGGCTCAACTTCTTGATCGCGCTGCTGAAGGTGACTCCGTTCCACGACTCGACAACGATGTGGTATGTGATCTCAGAGACGGTGCCGATGTTGCCCGGCGCCGCTTTATTCAAGACACTGCGGTCAAACGGCGACCGGCGCAGATGAAACGGCTTGGCGACGAAAACATCCGCCGCGCCGATAGACGGTTTCTCGCCCGAATCGTTCCAGGTCCTGCAAACAAAGAAATCCCCGTCGCTCGCGTCGGTGAGGACATATTGTTTGACGCGCGAGCCGCCGCCGATTCCGCCCAGGTCGAGCGGCTCGACGAAGACGCCGCCCGTCGTGCTCGAAACTTTCGCCCCGCGCACTTGCCCGACGCGCAGGAAGGAAAAAATCGAATCATGCACCCACTGGCACCAGCGCGCTTGCGGAGTTGAGCCTGAAGGCCGGCTGGGGGCGATGCCGCTCATGCTGGCAACGCGGTGATGTCGGAGAAAAATAGTTTAGCCCATGACCCGAGCCGCCAGTCTATTTTGATCTCCGTGCGGTTGTTCCCGGAAAAAGTCCGACTGGTCCCCAACTTTCGCCAGCCCCATTTCCAAAGATCACCGTCATCCAGCCCGCCGACTGGGATGTCGGCAATGAGTTGGGCCATCAGCGAATCCGGCGATACGCCGGGGATCGCGCCCGCGAAAAGAAACGGCAGGCTGATCGTAGCCGTGGCCGAGTATCCGATGAGATTGATGCTCGTTACTCCGTGCAGCGAATACCGGACGAGCCTGACCGCGTCCGGGTGCGTGTTGTAGAACGTGTCGGAAAGGATCGCGTCGTAAGCATCAATGCCGCCGTTCTTGATGTCCTCGATGTCAAGCTGCAATTGCGCGAGCTGGCCGGTACCGAGCGCGAGAGCCGCGTCCGTCTCCAGGATGTCCTTAGAATACTCATTGGTGTAAAGCTGCCAGACTGCCGTCCCTTCAGGGAATCCGGATGCGCCAGTCGTGCTCATCACGAGCCGGCTTTTGCGCGCGTTGGAGTCGAGCGTGTAATCCCTGCCCGCGTTTGCGGCCACGAGTGCAAGCCCGCGCAGGTTGTCGCCCGCGCTCTCATACTCCTCCGTGACGATGTAACCCTTGGCCGGATCAAAGCGCGTGCTCAGCTTGGTGCGGATTGGCTGGACGCTGCCGTTAATTTTTGGCGTTGGCATAATCAAAATTGCGTGCCGTCAAATGCCCCCGAGACTTGCGCGCGTGATGCGGACGAAAGCCGCTCGATGCCCTTCCTGATATTCGCTAGGTGGCCCTCCGATTTTTTCGCGACGTTGAGGTTCGCGTCTTCGAGCGGGTTGCCCAGGCCGCCCAGAAGCATTCCGCCGGCAGCAAGACCGGGACTGGCCGCGATGCTGCGGGCTTTGGCGGTGTTGTGTTTGATGCCGGCCAGATCAGACTCTCGCTGGGCAATCTCTTTGTCCTTGAGCGCAATCTCTTCGTCGGTCGCCTCACCGTAGGGATCGCGTTCCTTCTTGAGCTTCGCGATTTCCTGCGCGATCGCGGCGCGCTTTTCGTCGGCGCTCATGCCGTCCATCGAGGCTTTGCGCTGGATCTCCGCGATCTGCTCGTGGATTTTCTGTACGCGATCGGCGGATTTGGCGCGTATCTCGTCGAGGTGACGCTCGGCCGCCTCCTCTTTTGTTTCCTTGCGTTCCGCTGCCTTGTCCATCACGTCGCCATAAGGGTCTTTGCTCGGCTTTTGACCGCTCAATTCCTTTTCCAGATTTGCCCGGTCCGCGGCGACTTTGCGGAGTTGGGTGATTGCGGCCGTGTTCGCTTTTTCCAGGGAACCGGTCTCGAATAGGCGCGCCCCCCACGCCGGGATCGCGCTCAGGTTTCCGATTACGGTTTGGAATCCGTATGCGAGTTCGCCGACGAAACTTTTTCCCGCCGACGAAATAAGGTGCCAGATGTCCTTGAGGTTATCCGACGCACCCTTCATCGCCGCCATGTGTTCGACCGAAACGGCGGTGGTTTGGGCGAACACGACCGCGTCCTCGCTCATTCCCTTGAGCGCTGGAATCGCCTCGCGCGCGTTTTTGTAAACTTTCGCCAAGTCCGCTTCGAGTTGCGGCGTGATCTCGCCCGCAGAACGAAGGTGGGCGGCTACTTCTGCCATCGCGGCGCCCATGTCGCCGCTCGCGAGCGTCTGGTCCGTAACACCAAGCCGGCTTAATGCCTCGCCCGTCTCGGCTCCGGCGGCCCCTCCCTTGTGCGCGATGGCCATCGCCTTGCCGAGCCGCTCGTATAGGCTCGCCAAGCTCTGCACGCTCACTCCGGTTTTTGAGCCGATGCTTTCGAGCACCTGAAGCTGTTCGACCGAAAGGCCGGTGCGAATGGACAAGTCCGCCAGCGCATCGGCCCACTCGATCGTCCTGCGGGCGTATTCTTCCAGAGCGATGCCGGAGCCGAGCGCGGCGAGTTTACCCGTCAGTTCTTCGCCGAGCGCCGATCCGATGCTCTCACCCTTTTGCTTCGCCTGCCCCTGAGCGGCGTCGAGGTTCTGCAAGAAGGGCGCGAGGTTGAGGCCCAGCGTCGCCATGAGTGATGGTCCGGCCATATCAGTTCGCCCCCTTCATCGCGCTCGGCCCCCCCTGGCTTTCCCAGTACGCAATCTGCGAATCAGACTCCGCTTCGTGCGCGTTGTAGATGTCCAGTCCGCCTTCCTGCTCCCAGTGCGCGGCCCAGCGCATCTTCGCCAGGCCGACCGGATAATCCCACGCGGCTGATTCGCTCAGCCGGAAATGCGTCATCAGCCATTGCTGCAAGCGCAGGATGAACGGGCAGCCTGGCAGGCGCGACGTGCCACGGTCCGCGCGGGCGACTTCGGAGATTGGAAATTCGAGAAGACCGCCAGCGCGGTAGGCCAGAAAGGTTTTGAGTTCCTGGTCGCCATCCATCCGCCTTATCGCCCGGTTCCAGAGCCAAAAGCGGAGACTCAGGAACGGATCAAACCGTCGTCGCTCCCCGAGCTTGTCCCAGGACTGGGAGCAGATGAGGACTGCGGTGGAAAGGCCGTCGAGCGAGCCGCGCAAAACGGAATTGCTCTCGCGGATGAGCCAGAGTTCGTGACCGAGAGAGTAGGGACGCAGGGGCATCCCCAGGCAAACGGTCGGAGCGGGCAGAGCCGCCCGGGCTAGAGCGGACTCGTGCATGGGAAGTTTTACCGCTGGATGGCGACCACCAGCAGGTCCACGTCGTCGCCATTGCTGATGCCGAACCAGGCCGCCTGCGGGTTGATGAGCGGAATTCCCTGCTGCGGCTTGAGTTTGATCGTCGCGTTAAGCGCGGTGGCCGGATTGGTGGTCCCGAGGTTCACCGTGTTCACCGCCTCGTAATTCGCCTGGCTGCCGTAGGGCAGTTGCTGCGCGGTCGTGAGCTGGCTCCAAAGTTTGTTTTCGTTCTTGAAAAAAACGTGGCTGGGATCAGTGACATCGCCGAATGTGATCGTTTCGGACGTGCTGCCGATGATCTGCACGTCTTCGATTGCCGTCGTGCCGATCTGGTCTTCCTTGCCGGAGACTTTAGCGATGATGCTCGCGCCGCCGCGAGACCAGCTGAGCGTTGTGCTGATGTTGATTTCTTGTGCCATAAATTTTAGTCTTCGCCGCCCAGCACGGTGCAGTCGCGCAGAACGCGGAGGTGGAACGTGGAGACCTTCACCAGGTCGGCGTTGTGGATGTGCAGCCGCGTGACCCGGTGCGCGAAGGGCGCGGGAGTCGAGCCGCCGGGGTAATAGAGAATCGGTTGGCCCTTGATGACGTTTACTGTGTCGTGCGAATCGTCATCATCATCCGAGGTGATCGTGAGACTGGCGCCGCTGGCCGCTAGGCCGATAAAATCAATGCCCGTGTTGATCGGGATCGGAACGCTAATCACCAATGTCGTGTTGGGCAAAATGTCCACGTTGAGTTTCTCAAGATGGTTGCCCGTGAGCGTCACCGGCACGACCAGAGCCGTGGTGACATCGTTCACCGTCTCGGTGATCGAGACGTTGATGTTGATGGAGAAAAGTGCTGCTGCCATAAAGTTGGGTTAGGTGACGGGCGTGGTAAGGCTGGTGTTCTGCGCGGCGTCGTCGTATTTGCGGAGCTTCAAGCTCATCTTCCCCTGCTTGTGGTTGAGCTCGATCATCGCGTCGCCGACGTAGATGTAGTCCCCGTTGAATGATCCGACCTTCAAATGGGAGAGTGTGACTTTGGAGAGCGGCTCCACGAACACCGCAGTATCAGCCGCCGCCTGCTTGGTCGCGCCCGAAGGCGTCCAGGTGACGTCCAGTTCCCGGTGTCCGTTGCTGGCTATCAGCGAAGCGTCGAAATTCGCCTCGTCCTTGACCGTATCGAGTTCAAATTTGTGGCTCGCCTTGGCCGTTTCGAGCAGGAACGTCACGTAGCCCGAGATTGAGATGGCCGTGCCGTCGTTGTTGATGCCGAAGACGACCGCAGCGCCTGTTTGAATTTGGTCCACGCCTGAAGGGCGTGGTCAACGCGCGTGTGCGGGGTGTGCTATAGTCGCGCAGTGACCGCCAACGAACGCCAGGCAATTCATGATCGTTTGCTGAGTAGGGGTTTCGTGCCCATCCTTTGCCCGCGCTGCGCTGGTGATGGCAGGCGCGTGTCTGGCGTGTCGGCAACGAGCGAGTGCCTTTGTTGTGAAGGCCGCGGCAGTCTGTGGCTCATTGAAACTGACCTTGCCTCCAGGCTGGGAATCTGGCTTGCTGCATGTCCATCAATGAATCTCATCGGGAATTTCAAACAAGGGAGGGGGTGAAATCTATGGCACGATCAAAAACTTTGCAGGGCGAACAGTCCGCCGATCTGGCGACCTTCATGAACAGGCGGTCATCGTTCTACGGCACGGCCACCTTTCCGGCCGGGGCGCGGGTGCTAATCGAGTCGGACGGCCACAAAATCATCAGCCAAAAGCTGATTGACGAGAGCGGCAATCCGCTTCTCTGGAACATTCAGCCCGTCCAGCAATCGCCCGCAGGCGCGGCTTAGTTGCCCGTGCGCAAACAATAGCGGACGGGTGCGTAGGCCCCCGTCCGCAAAGGATTTTACCTGACCCGGATTAGCTCACGTCCCGCGGGCAGCAGACAATCTCAAGGTCGATCGAATCCACCCAGGCTGGGCCGTTGCGGTCATTGCCCGCGTCCCCGCCGAGTGCTTCGCAGGTCTGGATTGTGAAGTCCTGCAAGTCCTCGGCAGCGGTCCCGCGTGCCGCCGCGGTGATGGCTGCGGCGAGCGCCTCACTTGACGAATCCACGCCGGCAAAAAAAGCGTCGAAGGTGTCCGCCACTCTGAACGTGCTCTGGTTTTCCACATCGAGCGCCGGTTGGTCCAGCTCGGGCGCGCCGAGGGTCTTCACCATCACCTGCGCGCTCACGACATAGACGCCTGAGTGCGGCACTGCGTAGCGCCATTTCATCGAATGGCAAACAGTGTTCGGGAGCGCCTTGTTGTCTGACCGTTTGGCCGGATAGACGTCATTGATCGTGCCCGCGCCGACGGACACAAGATACGCGGCCAAGGCGCGGTCAACCTTCGACAAGATATTATGACTCACGCCAGCTGAGGATGGTCAACCTCAAGGCTTGCGTGTCTGTTATCCTTTTAGCACAATCGCAGCGAGCGCCGGTTGTCGCCGGACGCCCGCCACTGAACACAACGTTGGAACAAGCAACGCCATGCCTGCCAAAACTCTCCCAATTGGTTTCCGGTCCTGCAAACTCAAAGTCATTGGAGAAGCCCCGCCTTACATTGATCCATCCGGACAGAAATATCCGCGAAGCAACTGCGCTTGTGATTGTGGAAATACGATGATTGCGCGGAACAAAGACTTGCGGAGCGGTCATACAAAATCTTGTGGCTGTTTGCCGAAGAGCAAGCCGAGACACGGACACGCCATGAGGGGCTTTCACACCGCGGAGTATTCAACGTGGCAGTCCATCATTCAGCGTTGCGAAAATCCAAGCGCGAATCAGTTTTGTGATTATGGAGGCCGAGGCATCTCTGTTTGCGAGAGGTCTTTTAATATATCAGGTAAAGACTGATTTAAAAGCTGTGTTCCTGCCTGACCTTGTTGTTGCACGCCAGCGACTCTAGGATCTCCCATATAAAAAATTATTAGTTAAATTGTTGACTATATTTTAATAAAGAAATTTTTTTAGTAAAAACTAAAGATGGAATGGTTATGCCAACTTCTTTACGATATGCAGAGCCTCAGGATGATTACATTTGAAGAAAATAGAGATTTAATGATATTGAAAGAAATTATTGTAAGAATAATGTCTAGATGTGGCCCTGGAGATGCATGGAAGAAAAATGAACATCCAGATTTATCGAATATAATTATTGAATTATCAAATCTTCTTCACAAACCTTTTACAACTGATGAAGCTATTGAAGTAGCAAAATCAATTGGAGTTTCTTTATAACATAGGTGGAAGGAATCATTCGAGAACTTTCTGGCGGACATGGGAGAGCGCCCGCCGAAGCTCACAATCGAGCGCATCAATAACGACGGCGACTACGAGCCGAACAATTGCAAATGGGCGACGCGGAAAGAACAGGCAAACAATAAGCGCAGTAACCGTAAGACTACTATTCAACCGCCCACGCCAACGGGCTAACTCATTAGCACCGCGTTCACTTTGTCCGCATCTTTCTGCAGCCGCCGGGCTGTTTCCTCGGTCATTGAGGCGGCCTCGTCATAGAATGCCGTGTCGAGCGCGCGCGAGCCGTAAATCTGGAGCGCGCCCTTCTTGTCGTGCTCGGCAATGGCCGCGTTCACGATGGTCGCGAAGGGGAGGTCGCCCGGCTTCGCCGGCACGGCGTCGCCGATCTGTTTGGGACTCCATGCCATTCGGTTCGCCTCTGGCGGGAATGGCGCCGCGCCCTCCTTGTCGTTCACGATGCGGTCGAGGATCCGGATTGCCGGCAACCAGCCCGCTTTCAGGAATGCGACTGACCGAACGCGGGCGGCGATGAGACGCACAAGCGCCTCGCGCATCGCCGGTCCGGAAAGTCCGGGCTCGCCCTTTTTGCCGAGCCGCGAATTGATGAGGATTGCCCCGAACGGCCCAGTGGAAAGTTCCGTGCGGCCGCTCGCCGTTGTGCGCTCGACGGTGATCGAGCGGTTGAGGCGGGAACGGATTTCGCCGGGGTCAGATTTAACGGTGAACCACAACGCCTTCCTCGCAATGAAGAACGCCTTCCGATTGATGATTTCAGCAGCGGTATGTCTGCTCACTGCGATGTAGTCTTTGAGCGCGGCATCAAATTCGGACTGGTCCCATCCCTCGCTCATTTCGCCACCGTTCCGACGATTGCCGCGATGAGTTCCAGCATCTTGACCGCGTTGGTGCTCGAAGCGTTCTCGTTCAGGCCGGCCAGATTCAAATTCTGAGTTCTGTCGGTCGTCGAAGCGCGCAATTTGGCCAGGTCATTGTGCGCGTCGAAGAAAGTTAAGACTGAAATTCTCGTTGTGCGCTGCGTGCCGTCGAGTGATGTCTCCGTTTGCCGGGATGAAAAATGAGCGCAGCCTACAAGCGCAATTGACGAACAGATAAAAAAGCAAAGGCGCAGAGTTTTAGCTCTGCGCCAAATCCTGCCTTGCCACAGCACGCCCGACCGTGCCTGGCCGTGCCACGCCACAGCTTGCCTTGCCGAACAAAATTTGGACGCTGTCCGACTTGTATTATTCATCACGCCCCCTGTGCCGGGTCCTCGAGGTGCAACTCAAGCCACGCGCCGTAAGCGTTGGTCACTGAGTCAATCCGGTAGAGCTTCGGCTCGGCTGAAAAGTTGCGCTTGTATTGGAGCGTCTGTTTCTCCTGCGGGATGCCGACGCCGTCGGGGAACACCTCGACGCGGACTTTGACGACCACTTTGGCAGTGAGCCGGAAGCCGCCCGATTCAAGTTTCTTGCCGCCGAATTCAGGGCCGCCGACGCACGGATATTCGTCGCCCGCCCAGATGATCGAGCAGCGCATCGAGCTTTCGCTCAATGCCAGCGATTCCAGTTGGAGGGCGACTATGTCGCCCAGGTCCGTTGCTATTGCCGTTGCCATGTCGGCAACGGGCGGGGGTCAACAATCAGGCGAGCGTGAGACCGGGATGCGTGAAGCGCAAGTCGCCGCTTCGGGCGTTGTGGTCGCACGCCAGATCGCCCCCGTCCCACTGCGCCGTTCCGTAATCTCGCAGGCCCCAAAACGGCGGGCTGGTAACGACGCAATGAACCGAATCCGACGCCAAAGTTTTCAGGACCTGGAGCGCGTCGCCTTGAAGGATTTGGAGCGAGGGAATCATTCCTCCACAAACTTCAAAAACTCCGCGAGCGAGCGCACGACCGCGCCCCGGTGTCCGAGCTTCTTCGCCCAGGCGAGCCAGGCGAGTTGAGCCGCCGTCGGCTTCCCGTTTCGCGCCTTGGCCTCGACCAGCAGCGTCCGTCCTCCGTCGGCGAGTATGACGAAGTCGGCTGTGCCGATGCCGACAGTGGAAGGCAGATCCATTCTCGAATGGATGACGAGCCAACCGCGCTCGGAACACGCCAAAAGAATTTCGTCGTGGAGTCCGCGCTCGCGCTCGGCTGGTTGCGCCTCCGGTTCCGGATCTCCATTGCGACGCGCCTTGTTGTGCGCCATCCGCGACAGCATCGCGTCCAGTTGAAATTGGGAGATGCCCACAGTCAATTGGGTTTGGGCTGTGCCGAGAAGAGCCGCATCGCGGCCAGATTCGCGGCCTGCGTTTTTTCCAGCCAGGGCCGCGCTTCCTCCATCGTGTCGAATCGCGTGGCAGAGTCTTCCCACCGCAGAGCCGCCGAGCCGCAGATGCCACACCACGGGTGGGCGCCGAGTCCCGCCTCTATCTGCGCGAGCATGGCTTTCACGCTCTCGGAGATTTCCTCTCCTTCGACGTAGGCCGCCGCGACGATGCAGTGCCGCTCCGGGCACAGCTTTTGAATTATGCGGACCTTGCCCATTTCACGCGCTGAGTGTTTTTGTTTCGGACAGATGGTTCCGGTGATCCTCGCGAAGCGCTTCGAGGGCTTGCATTACAATCGGCATGATAAGGTGACAGTCGCAACCAACGGTCCCGCACGGCTTTATTTTTCGGAATTCCCGCCAGCAGTCTTCGCTCATGTTGCCGACCACGTTGCTGATGATGCCGGCGAAAAAAACCTGGAACTCATGCGGCGCCGCATGCTTGGCGACGTTGAAAAGCGCCTCAACAATTTCTCTTTGAGCTTCGTCGGCAGTCATTTGACAAACTCCGCTTTGATCCGATTTTCCCACCAGCCGCGAACTTCGCGCAGGATCTCGAACACCTGCGCGTTGTAAGCGCGCCATGCCCGCGCGCCGAAATCCTTTTGCCACCGTGCCGCGCGGGCGTCCTGCCATTCGTCGTAATCGGACAAATGCGCCTCGGCATTGTCCTTTGACGGCGGTTTGGCTCCGCGCTTCCGACGCGGCTTGCTGATCGAATCCGCAAATCGCTGCTCCTCGCGATCCATTTCCATCAGTTCTTTTTTGCTGAGCCGGCCGCGCCTGGAGTTTCTCCTGGACTTCTTCGGCTTGGTCGATTCGCCGGTAAGTCCAAGTTCCGCCTCGACGGCTTTGCTCGCCTTTAGGCCAGCGTCAATGAATGACCTGATTGTTTGCGCCGTGGGCGGTTCTCCGTTGCTTTGCTGGACCGCCTGCTCGAAAACTTTGATCCGGTTCCCCGGTTCGACCTTTACGAGTTCGCGGACGCCGCTGGCGGACAAATCCTGGACGAGTTCAGCGGCTTTCTCCTCCCCTGCCATGTTGAAAATTTTCAACATCTCTTCCCGCTGTTCTTCGGACTTCAGCAGGTAGAAAATGGAGGTCCGCTCGCGGTGCCACTTCGCTTCGCAGTATTCCTCGAAGGAATCAAATCCGCCGCGATAAAGTTTTTTGTCCCGGATGACGCGAAGCGCGGACGCGCAATCGCGTATTGATTTGAATCCAGCCGCGAGTAACTTCTCTTGCTTCTGAAGTTCGGCGGCTTCGGCTTCGGACAAGGACTCCCTAGCTTTGGGTTTCTCCGACGAGACCGCGACTGTGGGCGTGCTTGTGCTCATATTCCCGCCTCCCGAATGTTTGCAGCGCAAATGTCCTGCGCGATTTGAATAATCGTATCGGCCCTGGCAAACCGCTCGGCAAGCTCTTGCATCGTCCAAGCCGATTGTTCTCCGTCCTTCCAGGTCAGCTTCTCTTTATTGAGGTGCCAACAGTTCAGATTACTCTCGATCTCTTCCAGTAGGATCTTCAGTTTTTGAGCTAGGCAGTAAGCGCCAAACTCTCGCCCACTTTTCTCCGCATCGCGCCTTCCTTCAAAAACACCGTCGCGTTTGCCGGCGGCAATCCATTTGGTTTTATACCTCCCGTTGGTTGCGCTCATATTTCACTCCTCAATCGCGCCGTCGCTGGCAAGGCTCAGAGAAGGCAGAAGGGTTTCTGCCGAAAAGCCTGTTCGACGGCACGGTTGAAGGGTGAATCTCTGATTCGCCAGAACCATGCCCGTCCATTACTCCTCACCGCGCGGGAATGCAAATGAAAAAACCGGGCGCGCCCTCGAAACGCGCCCGGCTCTGCGACCAGGAACAAAGTCCGGCAACGGGACCTTTCGGCCCTACGGCGGGATTTTTCTACGCCGGACACCCGCAAATCTAGCGGGCGGGCACTCGGCGCGAGCGAAAGAATTTGCTGGCCTGCGACTATCGTCGAACTCTCGGTCTCGACCACGACCGCGCCGCGTCGACACGCGGAAGCATTACCGTGAACATCGCATCCACTCGGATTCCCACATTCGCGTTGCTGCCCGCCATTGGGTGGGTGGTAAATCGCCTCCCGCCTCGCCCCGGCGTTATCCGCTTCACCAAACCACGGAGCACCGGAGCGGGCGGGATTTTCATTTCACAAGAGAGTCATTCTTGCGCTTGTCTTTGCGGTCTCGAAAGACCGCCAACCACGCGCGGAATAAAAAAATCCAGCACATTAGCAGGGCGAACCATGCCAGGATGACGATATACCAGGCGGGCTTCACCGGGCAATTTTCAGTTCCCCGGCTTCAAGGCGACCGTAACGCCGCAATTTGTCACCGTTCCGCTCGCGCCAGCTGCGGCATTCGTCGGGATGAGATAGCCGCACGCGCCAACGTCGATGTTCGTGAGCAGGTGATACGTGGTTCCGTTGGTCGGGATCGTGAGCGTGAAAACGTACGGAGAAAGAGAACTGCTCTCGAAAGTCGCCAGATCGAGTGAGCGAACGCACGTCAGAACAAACGTTGTGTTCGTCGCCGTCAGGCATCGGCCGTAAATGTCCAGGGTGACGTTGCGGTTGTAGCGCGTGTCAATCGTAGCCGAGAAATTGCTGGAGGTGTTGAGGATGACCGAGGCCGGGCAGGCTGTTACCGCAATCGTGCCGTAGGTCTGGGCTTTGGCCGGCAGGAGCGAACAGAGGACGAACGCGGAGAGCGATAGGAAGAATTTTTTCATGGCCCGAACACTACGGACTAAGTCCCGCCCGAAGCAACATCCGATTTTCTCAATTGCGCCGCCAGCGCATCGCGCATCGCCTTGGCATCGGAGGCCAGTGCTTTTGCCTGCGCTTCCTTCGCCTCGGCCAGAATAGCGAGCTTGTCCCGCTCGCGCTGCGCCCGCGCTTCGGCTGCTTCGGCGGATTCTTTTGCGAGACGGGCTTCCTCGTTCGGACGGCGCGGGAACACAGCCTGGGGGTGGGATATTACGCCGACTTCAAGGACATCGGTTCCGGCGCGGGAGTAAAACTCCTGCGCTTTAGCGGCATCGAGGCCGGCGTAAAGTATTTTCACCGCGCCATTCGCTAGGATGGCCGCGGTGATGTGAAGGTCTTGAATTGAGGCCATAGGGCCCCAACCGTAGCGGCTTAAGCCGTGACGATCAACTGTCCGTTGTTGGCGTTGCCGACCGCTTTGCCATACATCCAGATGAGCTTCGTGACGATGTTCAGCGTGGCCAGGTCGATGTATTCAAGCACCATCACCGTAAGGCCGGTGCGTGGCTCGGTGACATAGCCCATGTTGCCGGGAATCGGCAGGCCTGGAATCACTTCGCGCGGATCGCGAGGAACGCGGTGCGCGTAAACGGTCGAATCCTTCGTGCCGGAGAAGGCGCAGAGATTGCCGGTCGAGGGGAGTCCGGGATATTCAGCCAGTCCGAAGCCGGCCACATCGGGCAATTTGCCCGTTTTGATCGCGTCGCCGTTGCTCTGGTTGTTCAGGAATCCCACGATGCGCAGATCGGTGAGGAGCGAGCCGTAGACGTTCGAGTTGCCCACGTAAAATCGGCCAGCGTCGGGAACGCCCGATTGATTGAGGGTCTTTCGCACATCGGTCAAATGCGGGTAAGACCAGCCGGCTCCCAAAACTGTCTTGGTGACCGTGCTGCCGTTGGCGACCGCGTCCGCGCCGGTGCGCGTGGGGAAATTGCCGATGGTCCAGATTGAGGCGATGGCGTCAACCATGTGGTTGGCTAGCGCGATTGCCAGCGGATCCGCGGCCTCGCGTATAAGATCGCGGTTGGTGCCGCTATATTCCTGCGGCGTGTAGGAGTAACCGACTTCCTTAAACTGGTCGAGTGTTACGTTCACGTCCACGTCGCCGCGCGCTGAGATTGTTCCGCCGAAATTCTGCACGGTCGGGATGCCGAGTGTGCGCGTGATGACCGATTGATTGAACGCGGCGATGGGTGAGCCGTTCCGGTCGGTGAATCCCATCGAGATGGAATTAAGGACCGGGCGTTTGGTGAAAATGAGGGCGAGTGCTTCCTGCACGATTGTCGCGGTGGCTAATGTGCCGAGTGTGTTGGCCATGGTATTGGGGTGTGGGTTGTGTTGCTGAAATCGTTTACGCGGGGCGGCTCTTCAAAATCTCGTCGGCGTGCGCGGCCCAGTAAGCACCGGCTTCGCGAGGGTTGCTGACGGAGAGTTCCTGGTATTTCTGCCAGGCGTTTTCCTTCTGCTTGCCTTGGGCGTCAGCCGTGCCGGCTGCCGGGAGTTGATTCGGGGGCAGGCCTTGACCAGTGATAATGTCCTCGGCCTTGGTGTTGGCCTTGGCCAGTTGCGCCTGGACGTTTTTTAGTTCGGTCTCCTTGGCTGCGGTGGCCGCTTTCGCAGTGGCCACGTCGGTCGTCAACACGCTGATCTTCGCGTCAAAGTCCGAGCTGGCGGCCTTGAGCGTCGCATTCTCGGCTTCGAGGGTGGCGATTTTGGCGTTGGCTGCGGCGAGGAGGGCTGTGGCGTCAAAGTGGGTCTCGGCCTTCTTGGAGAAGTCGAGCATCTTGGCAATAAAGTCAGGCAACTGCATTCTGGCAGTTGCCAGCGGTCAACGCGGGGTTGACTGGATAGATGGTTTTGCGAAGATGGGCGACGCGGAGCGAGCAACGCCGAAACATGCGACCGCGTTAGAGCAGCGCCGCCACGTCGTCGAGATCATCCACGACGTCGTCGATCAAACCGTTAGTCACGGCCCTGTCCCCCGCGAAGGTCTGCCCTTGCATGTCTTCGCGCGAGACGTTGGCCGCCCCGCGCATCTCCTCGACGTGGCTGTAAAACTTTTCGCTGATGTCGTCGATCCGCTGTTGCAGGAGAGCGATCTGGTCCTTGGTGAACGGAACTCCTGGAGCGCCCATGCCCTTGAATTTCCCGCTGGTCACCAGCACCGGCTTAACGCCCGCGTCCGCGTATCGCTTGGACTGGTCGAGCAGATAGCAATAGGAGCCGATTGATCCAACATCCGAGTCGCCGGTTGCGAACACCGCGTCAGATGAGCAGGCGATCCAGTAGGCCGCACTGCACATCTGGCCGTCGGTGAAAGCGTAAATCGGTTTGTCGCAGGAAAGGATTTTGTCGGCGACGCTGGCGATCCCCTGAACCATGCCGCCGGGTGAATCAATGACCAGGATGGCCGCGCGGCACATCGGGTCTTCTTCCATCTTGTCGAGTTCGTCGCAGATGTCCGCGCAATCGACGCAGCCCGCACCCTTCTCGAATCCGCCAAGGCCCTTGCCGATCGGCCCGCCGATGGGCAGGTACATGATGCCGTCGCGGACTTCGGCTTGGGGCACCTCGACTGAGTCACCGCAAAAGTCCGTTCCTTCGCGCAATGATTTGAATTGCTCGCGACTGAGGGTCGCGTGTTCCTCGAACATTTTGAGCAGCGCGGCATGGGCGTTGGGCGTGATGAGCAACGGCTCTTCGGTTAATGTTGCGAGGATTTGGGGAAATTTCATTTGTTCAAAACGGCGCTGCGCGGCCCACGACGCTTGTGCCGCTCAAGATGACTTTGCCGCTCGGCTGAAGGAGGATTGAGCCGCCTCCGAGGGCAGTCGCGTTGGTGTAGATCGCGATCCCGGCGTTGTTGTAAACTTTGGCGGTGATCGAGATGCCGTCGTAATACACGACTGCGTTTTTCCCGAACGTGTTCGTCCAGCCGGTTGCCGCGATGTTCACAGCGGCGGTTGTGTCGGTTGATGCGAAGCCGGCGACGGAACTTGCTAGACCGCTTGCGGCCACGCTGAAAACGGTCGTGCCGTTTGTCCTTACGGAAAGGATTCTGGATGCCGGAACCGTAGCGTCAAAAATATAATTATCGTCGCCGTCCTGGCCGGTTGGATCGAGCAGGGCCAAATAACTAGAACCATCGAACAACTCAAACGCCGGAAAGCGATTTGTCCCTGTCGTGGAGGTGTAGAATTGAATACCGGCAGAAACGCCGTCGGAATTAAATTGATGAAGCGACAGACTGGCCGATGTGGCCGAGATTATTAGGGCCAATTTTGCCGTGCTTGGATCATTGACAAGCGCGCCATCTGCGGATTCCACGAAAAATTGCCGGGCACCGCCTCCGCCTTGAATCCTGCAGATTTCAGCGCCGTCGTTCCAGATCGTTTGCGAAAGATTTGTCAACGCGAAACCAGCCGCGTCTTCATTTGTTGTCCACGGCGTTGCCGAGCCGCCACCGGCCGCCGTGCCGTTGTAGGTGATCGCCGTGCCGTTGTCGCCGATCCGGTTGGTCTTCCCGTCGAGTGAAATATCCCCCGGCAAAGCGAGCGGATCAGTGACGAGTAGCGACCACGCGCGGAGATTGTTTGCTGCGCTGCTCGCGGTAGCTGGTGTCGGCGGCGTCCAGGCTGACACTACAAGATTGCTCGCGGAGAGAGTCGCCGAACTGCTGGGCACGCGCAGACTCAGGGCTGGCACGCCGATGCTTTCAATCGTCAGAGTCCAGAGGCCGGGCGTGACGCTCGCGAAAGTCACTTGCCCGCTTGAATCGCTCAGCCCGCGCCGCGCGGTTCCGCCTGTGGCCGCAGTAGGGTTGAGCCGCACAACGCGGTTGGGAGCGGAGTAGTCGAGTGTGAAGTCCGAGACGGTGACGAGGACCGAAGGCGAGGCGCAAAAGGCCGAGGCCGCGAACAGCAAAAGGGACATCAGACAGAGAAATCGTTTCATCTGTCATCCGCGTGGGGTCAACCTTCAGTTCAGCAGCAGGAGTGCCGCGACTTCCTCTTCATCAGGGAAATTGATCCGACCGCAACTGTTCAACTTTGCTCGTTTCGCCTGAACGCGATTCATCCCGATAATCGGTCGGAAATTGCGCGATTGCGCCAGGGCAGATGCTTTGGCTCCTGCCGTGCGAGCCGCTCCGGTGACGCTGGGCACAACCTTTCCGGACCCTGAACTCGCCGCCGAGGCCGCGCTCGCTTCCGCACGTCCAGCGATTCTAATTCTCGTCGGTCCAGGATCGGGCGCGGCGTTTCGCCAGAGCTTCAGCCAGTCAAGAGTGGAGCGTCGCTGTCCGGGTTGTGGTCCTAATTGTCCGCCGAGTTTGAGTGTTCGGGTGGCGTGTCCGCTGCCATTGCCCTTGCCCGCCACGTTGCCGGCCTGACCGCTGAAGTTTTTTGTATCGCTGGCGCTGCAAGTTCCGGCGCTCCCCGTGCCCGCGCCGCTCCCCGTGAATCTCAACGCGCCGCTCGCGCTGCCCGTCGCCTGACCCGTCGCGGTGCCTGTGCCGGTGAAAATTTCAAGTCCAGA